GGATGAGCGGGAATATAAAAAAATCGGATGTTTTTGTAATGGATATTATTTTTTTGTAAAATAATGTATTTTTATTTAAATCTCTATCAGAAAAGAATTTATTGTTCCTTTATATGGTGGAAAAGGTCATGGTATTTAAACACTACGATGTGGTCAGGGCGGCGTCGCCGTCAGATCTTGCGGAAAAGCTGACACAAAAACTGAAGGAGGGGTGGCAGCCATTTGGCAGCCCGGTGGCCATCACGCCTTATACTCTGATGCAGGCCATTGCGGCGGAAGGTGATGTCACCACACCTGTGTTGGTGAAGCCGTCGGATGGAGAAGGCACAGTAATCAGCGCCACCAGAGACCCGGAGTATTACTTTGTTGTGGTTCTGGCGGGGCAGTCAAACAGCATGGCATATGGTGAAGGCCTTCCGCTGCCGGAGACATATGACCGTCCGGACCCGCGTATTAAGCAGCTGGCGCGCCGCAGTACGGTGACACCGGGCGGTGCAGCATGCAAATATAACGACATCATTCCGGCGGACCATTGTCTGCATGATGTGCAGGACATGAGCCGCCTTAACCATCCGAAAGCGGACCTGTCAAAGGGGCAGTACGGAACCGTGGGGCAGGGGCTGCATATCGCCAAAAAACTGCTGCCGTTTATACCGGCGAATGCGGGCATTCTGCTGGTTCCGTGCTGTCGTGGTGGTTCAGCGTTCACCACCGGAGCTGATGGCACATACAGTGACGCGAGTGGTGCTTCGGAGAATTCAACCCGCTGGGGTGTGGACAAGCCGCTGTATAAGGACCTTATCGGTCGAACAAAAGCAGCACTGAAGAAGAACCCGAAAAATGTGCTGCTTGCCGTGGTGTGGATGCAGGGGGAATTTGATTTTGGCGGTACGCCGGCAAATCACGCAGCACAGTTTGGTGCGCTGGTTGATAAATTCCGTGCAGACCTGGCGGATATGGCAGGTCAGTGCGTCGGTGGATCTGCTGACGGTGTTCCCTGGATATGCGGGGACACGACGTATTTCTGGAAGCAGAAGAACGAATCCTCGTACCAGACGGTGTACGGCAGCTACAAAAACAAAACGGAAAAGAATATCCATTTCGTACCGTTCATGACGGATGAGAACGGGGTGAATGTGCCGACGAACAAACCGGAAGAAGACCCGGACATTCCGGGTATCGGATATTACGGTTCGAAATGGCGTGACAGCTCAGCCACCTGGACGTCACAGGACAGGGCGAGCCATTTCAGCGCCTGGGCACGCCGCGGGATTATTTCCGACCGTCTGGCAACGGCGATTTTGCGCCATGCGGGAGGAGTGGCGCTAAACGCGGGGGCATCATCGACAGTATCAGAGGTGCGCCCGTCATCGCCTTCCGGTGCAGAAGCCACAGGCGTCACAACACTGCTCTCTTACCTTGCCAGCGAGTCAGAGGGAAGCCTGAAAGTACAGGGATGGTCAGCCAGTGGCGGCAGGGCAGAAGTGGTCAGCGATGCGGAGGGAACCGGAGGTAAGGCAGTGAAGCTGACCAAGGAAGCCGGTAAAAGCAGCTGGGTGCTGGAGTACGCCGCGGGCAACGGTGCGGCTCTGTTACAGAAAGGGGGGCAGATTCGCTGCCGCTTTAAGGTTTCGGGAGCGCTGGCTGCGAACCAGTATGTTATGGCGTTTTACTGGCCGGTATCTTCACTGCCACAGGGCGTTGCCCTGACCGGAGACGGGGGGAATAACCTGCTGGCAGCGTTCTACATCCAGACAGATGCAAAAGACCTGAATGTGATGTACCACAATGCGAAAGTGGCGACAAACAACCTGAAACTGGGAAGCTTTGGCGCATTTGATAACGAATGGCATGCGCTGGCTTTCCGCTTTGCCGGGAATAACAGCCTTCAGGTGACGCCGGTTATTGATGGTCAGGATGGTACACCGTTCACGCTGACGCAGTCACCGGTCAGTGCCTTTGCGGCGGATAAACTGCATGTGACAGACATTACCAGAGGTGCGACTTACCCGGTACTGATAGACAGCATTGCGGTGGAAGTGAACAGCACAGACACTGCGGCATGATAAAAAAAACCGCCAGCGACAGGAATGGACGCTGGCGGTGGTAATACCTATGGAGAAAAAATAAAGGAACGATACTTTCGTGCTCTGGTTTTTTAAATGAAAACAGTTCTTATTGTCAACAATAACGGAAAGAAATTATGACATTTCTGAACCAGTTAATGCTGTACTTCTGTACGGTGGTCTGTGTGCTGTATCTCCTTTCGGGTGGATACCGGGCCATGCGTGACGTCTGGCGCAGACAGATTGACAAAAGGGCCGCTGAGAAAATCAGCGCCAGTCAGTCAGCCGGAAGCAAACCCGAAGAGCCGCTCATTTAGCGGCAACTTTCTTAATCACATCTTTCGACGAGAAAATCCCATGTCAGAAATTACATCCCTGGTCACTGCTGAGGCAGTGAAGGAAGTCCTGCGCTCTGAAGAAGTCCTGAGCGCACTGAAACAAAAACTTCGCCATAACCTGGAAGCGCGTCTTGATGCAGAGGTTGATGCCATTCTGGATGAGCTGCTTGGTGTACAGGCAGAGCCACCGACTGAAGCGGGAGATACCACCGCAGAGAGCGGTGAAGTTCAGCCTGAATCACCGGTCGCCGATGCGACTGAACCTCAACCCGAATCGGTCATGATGCTGTAACGGGGAGTCAGGGCCATCAGTAAACAGCTGCTGGCCTTTTTCATGTTGTGAGCTTCCGGATAACGGGAGACGGGGTATGTACCAGATGGAAAAAATCACAACAGGTGTGTCATACACCACGTCAGCGGTGGGGACGGGATACTGGTTACTGCAGCTGCTGGACAAAGTCTCTCCGTCCCAGTGGGTGGCGATAGGTGTGCTGGGGAGTCTGCTGTTTGGCCTGCTGACGTATCTGACTAACCTGTATTTCAAAATTAAAGAGGACCGTCGCAAGGCTGCCCGGGGAGATTAGGTGATGAACCATGAAGAAATGAATCAGCGCTTCAGTCGTCTGGAAAATGAAATTGCTGAACTGAATAAAAAACTGTCGACGCTGATGCCTTCTGAAGATGAAAAAAAACGCCGCGATGAGCAGTTTGCTGCGTTTGACGATTATTGTCGGAAAGTGATGAGCAGAAATCTCTCAGAGTGTTTCAGTATTCATAATGATAATTTCAGTGAGCTGGAATGGGAGTGTAACCGGCCATCCTTTGTTGTATCCGGTGATGCTGGGAAAATAACCATCTCAGAAAATGGGAAAGTAACACCTCCATCGCACCAGCACAGTGAGGAGCTCATTGAATTTGCCATTGATTACCTGAAGAACAATAAAAAGCAGGGGCTGATGAAGCGCGTTGGCCGTTGCATGGGATATCTTCAGGTAGCCGCTGAGATTGAAGCGCTGGCCAGTGGTGCTGATAAGGATGCAATTGTGCGGGAGGCTCTTCTTCGTGATTTTAATACTCCACCCTTTAAAAAAGTGCCGGCTTACTGGCTTCATCCGGGGCTGACTTATCTTAAAGTGCGTATTTAGTGGGCCAGGGACAGCGGCTGAATATTTAATATATCCATGAACACCAAAATCAAATACGGCCTGTCGGCTGCCGTTCTGGCGCTGATTGCCGCTGGTGCGCCTGCGCCTGACATTCTCGACCAGTTTCTGGATGAAAAGGAAGGTAACCACACCACGGCATACCGTGATGGCGCGGGTATCTGGACCATCTGTCGCGGTGCCATTCTGGTGGATGGTAAACCTGTCGTCCCGGGCATGAAGTTGTCGAAGGAGAAATGCGACCAGGTTAACGCCATCGAACGTGATAAGGCGCTGGCATGGGTGGAGAAAAACATCAAAGTGCCATTGACCGAACCCCAGAAAGCGGGGATCGCGTCATTCTGTCCGTACAACATTGGTCCCGGTAAGTGTTTCCCGTCGACGTTTTACAGACGAATTAATGCTGGTGATCGCAGGGGAGCATGTGAGGCGATTCGCTGGTGGATTAAGGACGCTGGCAGAGACTGCCGTATTCGTTCAAACAACTGCTACGGTCAGGTATCCCGTCGTGACCAGGAGAGCGCGCTGGCGTGCTGGGGTATCGACAGATAAGCAGAATATTTTGCTGAAAAATAAGGCATGGCCACGCGGGCGGATAACATGAAATCCTGCGAACTGGCGAAACGTAAGTGAATAAAAGTAAAAACCCCGTTTGTTGGCAGCAAGCGGGGTTTTGTTTTTATGGCAGTAAGCTATGGGAGGCTGCCTTGATTGATTTTAGCAAACTGATTAGGGAGTTGCGACTCATGATTAGTCAATTACCAAACTGGAAATTTTTGCTGGTCTGGAGCATCCCTTTTTTATGGGTAGTATCCCAGTTAATTGTGGCAATTAAGGGGTAGCTATGTCAGACAAACTCATAACGCCGGCAAAGGTCCTGTGTGTGATTGTCGGTATTTCATTTTCACTAATGCTGGTTGCTCTTTTTCTGTCCCTCGCCTGGGTGATGTTGTCTTCGTCGGGGCTGCTGGGGTGACAGTGACTGATGACATCAGCAGAGCGCTGGCTTTTGCTATTAAGTGGGTGGCTGTTGGTATTGCTGTGTCTCCGATGCTGTATGGGCTGGCAAAACTGGTCATTGCGCTGAAATCGTGAACTTTAAAAAGATGAGTGCTGAACTTATTCGGGCAATGGCATTTGCCATTCGTATTGTGGCCATTGCTGTTCTGGTCTGGGCAATCCGTTGGTGGTGATATGAACCGTGTTCTGTGTGTGGTGATTATTGTCCTGCTGGTAGCCTGTGGTGTGCTTAGTCTGGGGCTGAATCATTACCGCGATAACGCCATCACCTACAAAGCGCAGCGCGATAAAAAAGTCAGTGAGCTGAAACTGGCGAATGCCACTATTACTGACATGCAGCAGCGCCAGCGAGATGTCGCTGCGCTTGATGCCAGATACACGAAGGAATTAGCCGATGCGAGAGCTGAAATTGAAACTCTGCGCGCTGATGTTGCCGCTGGTCGTAAGCGCCTGCGGGTCAACGCCACCTGCCCCGGTACCGTGCGTGAAGCCACCGGCACCTCCAGCGTGGATAATGCAACCGGCCCCCGACTGGCAGACACCGCTGAACGGGATTATTTCATCCTCAGAGAACGGTTGATGACA